CATGGATTTCGTTTCGTATGTGGCCATCATACAGAAAAAGGAGGTCTTTCAACCTCCCCTTGTGCCAGTTTTTAAAGTGGTTTTATTGTGACATTCTAGTAGCAGTATGTTTACCTTGTCTAGTTAGTTCTGCGTTATATCTCTGCCTTTCCGCGCCTGTTGGACCTGCACCTTCTCTTGGTTTCATACCACCAGCACCAGTGTCAATGTGCGTATCACCCTGTTTAATTTTCTCCTTCTGACCAGGAGTTGTAGTGGTAAATGTTCCAGGGACTGGTTTATTTGGTCCAATACCAATATCAGTTCCTGGAATACTTAATACTGGTTTAACTTTAACGGATCCAGGAACACCACCTCTCATTGATAGAACTTCTGCTTCAACAATACTTTGTCTCCACTCTTCACTCATGTTTGCCATAATAGCAATAGCTGCCTTATTAGTATCAGCATAACCTTCTACAATTAGATACTCAAGAACAATATCAAATGCGTCTGGTTGATATTCTTGATTCAAAAGACCACCGATGGTTTCTTTTGCTTTATCATACATCTGTTGCCCTTGTTTGGTTCCTCTTTCCCTGCCAATTTTTTCGGGAATACCAAAAATATTTCCTGCAGTTTGTCTACCTTTTTGAGCGCCAACTTCTCCCCCAAGTTTACCAGCGGTATCTCTAGCAAACTTATCTAGTGAACCAAGAATTCCACCACCAGATTTTTGTTGTGATGATGGATTAGAGTCGGGAGTTTGTGATGTTGGGGAAGTTGGTTTTGGTGCAGAAGTTGAAGTTGATGGAGCCGATGGTTTTTTATCAAATCTTGGATCAAATCCGCCTCTTGCTCTTGAGTCTCTACTTAATGGGGAATTTCCACTTAGAATCGCCTGAGCTCTCTGACTCAATTGTGGTTTTGCAGGAGCTGCGGGAGAGTCTGAAGTTGAAGATCCACTAGGACTTGGACCAGAACCACGAACTATACTCTCATGAACATTGCTGTAAGCTTCTTGCAAACTCTGTATTGTATTGGAATCCATCTAACAATTTAACTTCTATAATTTTATTTATAGAAAAAGAGTCTCTTTTGAGGAGACTCTTCTTGAGGGCTTGACGGCGTGCTTTGGCCTGTCGTAGTGCCTGTGGTTTGAGTTTTCGTTTCTGTTCCTTCTTGGAGTGGTGTTGCCAGTTTGGGGTGTTCATGACACGAGTTTACTGAATCCTTTTACTTTATCAAATTTTATCACCTTGTCAAATTTGTCCATGAGATCGTCGGTCTTGTGTGAGATTACGAACACATGGGCATCCTGAATCACATAACGAATAATATTTGTGAAGAAATCTGTTCCTGCACCATCCAAAGAACTATCAAAGATTTCATCTAGGATGAGAAGATTTGTACTGGCCGAATTTCTAAGTTTGGCAATGTCCCGCCAGGTAAACAAGAGAGAAAGGTCAATACGCATCTTCTCACCTTCACTAAATGATTCATAACTAAAATCTTCGTGAACTGGTGACTTGATAACCTCCTTAAACTCTTCATCCAATGTGAAGTTGATGTAGAAGTCCATCATCTGTAGATACTTGTTTATCTGCTGATTCATAAGAGGCAGATACTTTTTGATGATTTTGGACTTCACTCCACCATCTTTCATCAATGAATGAGCGAACTCGTAGTAACTAATTTGTTCTTTTTCGTTGGATCTTTCTTTTTCTAATTTTTCAAGATCTTTTATTAAGTTTTCAAGGGCTTGACGCTCAGTATTTCGGTTTTGAATTTGTTCGGTAATTTCTTGAATTTCATGTCCAAGATTTCTGATCTGTTTGTTAAGCCCAGTAATTTTAACATTGTTTGTGGTAATGTCATTGTTGAGTTTACTAATCTCCGTAGAATAAGATAAGAATAATTGGTCTTTTTCTTGTTCTACATTGATAGCGTCCTCCAACTCTCGGTATCCGTCATTGAGTTCTTTAGATTTCTCCTCAATATCAACAATCTTATTTAAGCGGAATTCATTTTCAATACTTTGAGTGCATGTAGGGCAAACCGTATTTTCCTGAAAAAACTTATGATCTGATACAAGGGTTTGAATCTTTTGTTCCAGTTTTGCCTTAATTGAATTGAGTTTCTTGAGAGTTGAGTTGGTGTTTGCAAGTTCTTCTAGTTTGGGTCTCAAATCATCTTGAATTTTTTCAATCAAGATTTCATTTTCACCATCCAACTCATTGAGTTCAGTTTCTAAAACTTTGATATGATTTTCTTTTCTTTCTATTCTTTCTTTTCCACTCTCATCAAGATTTTTAATAAAATTCTCTTGCATCTCAATCTTATCTTCAATCATATCTTTCTTGATTGAATATTCACGAATGAGTTCATTTGTTCTACGCATTCTCTCTTTGAGAATATTATTCATTGTAGAGAAGATCTTAATGTCCAAAAGATCTTCCACAATTTCTCTACGATGCGTAGAAGTCAACTGCATGAAAGGGACAAAAGTTGCAGATCCTAGAATTACTGTCTGAGTAAATGACTTATAGTTTAACTTGAGAATACCTTCCTCAAGTTTCTTTTGTTGATCTTGAGCTGCAGAGTCCTGATCCTGAACTTTACCATCAATCCAGATCTCAAAGATGTTTGGTTTGATTCCTCTAACGACTTTATATTCCTTATTCCCGATAGAGAATTCAATCTCCACAAGACAATCCTTCTCGTTAACAGAGTTAACAAGTTGAGGTTTGTTGATCTTTCGGAATGGTTTGTTATACAAAACAAAAGTCAGAGCATCTAAAATTGTACTCTTACCGGAACCATTAGTACCTACAATCAAATTTGTTTTGGCGTCTTGAAAATCTACTTCTGTAAACTGATTTCCAGTAGAAAGAAAGTTACGCCACTTAATCGTTTTGAACAATATCATATTTTCTGGGAGGAATCACAAAGTCATCAGGGGTAATGATAGCGTATTTGTAATTATACTGGTGACACGCTTTAATTGCAAGTTCTGGGTCTACTTCAACCACTTCCATTTCGGGATGATCGTCTGCTTCTAAAAGACCTACGAATCTTTCTGCATCATCTTCATCCTGAAAAAAGTACAATGTCCTTTCGCCATAGTCATTCGCAACAGCGTATGCGCCGTCTTCGTCTCCGTATGGCGTGATCATGTACATACTTATTCTATTTCGCAAGCTTCTTGGTAGACCTCTCGCAAAAGTTTTTTGACCTTTTCTTTGTCTAGATCAAAATCAGAGTCCTCAACATATTTATTTAAAATAGTGATTGTGTCCTCAATTTTTTCTTGATCAAAGTCAACATCATCGTCATTAACTTCAAAGTTTTCAACAATCTTAATGTCTACAACTCCAGTCTTGTAGATCTTATCTACAAACTTTTCAAACAAAAGTTGATCAGACTTTTTGCGAACAACAATCTTTACAATTTTATCTTTGCAAGATGTTGTATTAAACAATTTAGGATTTTGATCTTCATAGTAAATCCTTTCAAACATATTGTAAGGATTTTGAACAAATTCCAATTCGAAAGTCTCTGTATCAAAGAAGTTAAAACCTCTCTTATCATCAACATCATTCCAATAAAGTTGATAAGAATTTCCAAGATAGAATACCTTACCATTATTAGAACGAGTATGATAATGTCCAGAACAAACAATTCGGAACTTATCAAAAATACTTACATCCATTCCATGTTGTTGAACATTTCCTGGGTATACACTAAATCCATTTAGTTCCAAATGTCCAAACGCAGCTTTTGCTTTGGTTTTTGACATCTTCTCTAGAGTTTCTTCACGATTTTCTGGAGAAATCCATGGAATCATGAATGTTTTAAGGCCTGCAACTTCATATTCACCAGGACTTGAGATTGGTACAATGTTGTCATACTCTCTTAACAGGGACTCAATAGAGTTGACCTCATTTGTATTTTTATAATATGCATCGTGATTTCCCACAATCTGGTATACGGTAATACCAAGATCACGGAACTTGTCATAAACATTCTCTTTGGCCCAATTCAGACACCAAAAATCAATAGATTTACGACTATCAAACGCATCACCCAAATGAATACAATGTTTGATATTTCTTTTTTCTAGTTCAGGAAAGAAAACATTCTCATAAAACTTTTTAAAATAATCATGAAAAGTTTTACTTCCCTTTCTAGCACCATAATGAGTGTCAGTTATACAAGCAACTAAAGTCATTGATACATCTTTGTTTGAATTGCATCCTTAATACTATTATACTCTGCGGCATCAATTCCGTCACCATCTACAGTAAACACTTCATCATATCCAGATCTTTCAATGATCTTAGAACGAATCTCCATCTGTTTCTTTTCCTTTTGAATTCTTCTCAAAAATGCGTAGTGGATAATTTGAGTAAAGTAAGCAAAAGGATTTGAAGACTTTTCTGGGTTGAAGTTGTGAATATACTGAACGCAATTTTCAATACCATCACAAATCATATCCTCTCGGAACATATAGTTCACAAAGTTTGGTTTGTAAGATAAATGCGTTGCAATCTTTAAGAAGCACTCACCAAGGTAATTTGTAATACGAGGTTTTGGTTCACCATTTTCTGCGGCTACTTTAACCTTCCTCTTATACTCACATATTGCCTCAAGAAATTCTTTATTGTTTACATAGTGTTCTGATCTTTTTCTTTTAGGTGCCTGCATTTCATGAGTCCCGATTATGATTAATTGTTCTTATTATAACAAAATCTTCGGCTATTGACAATAGCCCCTAAAAACCGGTACAATGACTCTGTGGAGTTTCAAAGATTAGCTATCTTTAGTATCTTGAGATTTATAGAGTTTTTCAAGTCTTTTTCTCGCTTCTGAAACTGAGGACAAATATCCCATTTCTGGACTTAAAGGATTTTTAGAATTTTTATTTTCTTGTTGTCTTAAAAATTTGTGATACATTTCAATTGTTTCTGGATCACGAACTTCACTGATCGTAAGAACTTTGTCCATGTCTAATAAAAATGTATCATCATCTGCAAACTTAAGCCAAGGATCTATTTTATATCCTTGCATACCAATTTGTTTCATGACAATAACTTCGATTGTAACTGGATTATTTAATATTAACATTGTTCTTCCTTCTTCTTCAGATGGACAAACAATAGAAAATATCTCTTCTCCAGAAACTAATTTAATTACTGCATAGAAATCTTCTTCCATCATTCTTTTAAATTTACCTGTATAAATTCGTAGTTGAAATTCTCTTCATTATAAATTTTGACTCTTTCTATTAGGTGGTTAAGTGTATAATTTTTTCTTGAATTTTTAGTACAATCATCAGCAATGTCATAAAGAACTGCTTGTGTCTTATTGTCACCTTTTCTTAGGACTCTTCCAATTGATTGGAGATTTCGGATTCTTGATTTACTAGGTGAAGCAAAAATAACATTATGTAAATTTTTAATGTTAATTCCTGTACTGAAAGTTCCGTAAGATGCCACGATAATTGCATTTTGTTCTCGTTCAGTGATCTCTCTGACTAACTCTCTTTCTTCTGCATCCACTCCACCATGGACATAAAATACTTTACGACCATCCTTTGCTGAATTATTTATTGATTCATAAAGAGGTTGTCCATGAGTCTCTACTCTAGAGAAAAGAACAAGAGTATTGCCTTTTAGATCTAGTGCAAGATTTTTAATAAAGTTATTTCGTTTTGGGTGACCAATAATAAACTGAACTTCATCTTCAAAGTTTTCAAATTGTTGTGGATTATGTTTAAGAATAATAATCTTGATTTGAAGTTTAGAAAGATGACCTTTGTCAATTAACTCTTTTGTTTGAGTTACTTTATATGAAGGTCCAAATAGGCCTTCTAATACCCATTTATGCGTTTGAGTACCATCAAGTGTACCCGTAAAACCGAACCTATACTTAGTGTTATCCATCTTAGTCATGATGCCGACTAGAGATTTGGATTTAAATTGATGAGCTTCATCTCCAATTACTACATCAAATGAGTCGTAAAAAGTTCTTGGAAGTTTGTAGATTGACTGCCAAGTAGTGATGACTACAGGGTATTCATTTGTCTTCTCACGACCGCTGTAGATGCGGTGGCAGTAGTCCTCTGCATTCCATCCGTAGTCCTGGAAGTCTTTGAACATTTGTTCAACCAGGGAGGTTGTAGGGACCACTAGGAGGGTTTTCTGATCTCTCTCTGCAAAGTACCTCACAATAGAATAAATCATCAATGACTTGCCAGAAGCCGTTGGTGAAATTAAAAGTTTGCGATTATATCTAAGTGCATCATAAACTGCATCCACTTGATAATCTCGTGGTTTATGTTTGGAAATTTTAGTCATATAATCTTTGACTCCTTCATAAGAGATCATTTCATTCTCTTCTAAAGGAGTTCCATAGAACTTATTGTTTTTAAATTCTATTTGATAGTCCCATTTTTTAGC